ATAATCTACTACATTATATGTAGTAGGGTCAAGTATATTCCAACTTTGTTGAGTATTAATATTTTGAAAAATAATCTCTTTAATTACAGCAGTATCATCAACTGGAAAATTTAATGTCCATTGATTTGTATCAAGGTCATTTCCTGTAATTGATTGTACTTCAGTTTCATCAGTACAACAATTCATTGTACCACTTATTTGAAATTGAGTATAGTTACCAGGATTTAAAATAAAGTCTGAGATTAACTCAGACTCTATCTTAATATGACCACAATTGGATGTTTTACTGAGTAAAATCATTATGGATAAACTCTTATAATTAAACTAATACTTAATGTACTATCTGCTACTGTTCTTGCTCCTGCATTATCCATTGTAGCAGTAATAAACTTAAGTCTATTTGCAGTATCTCTAACAGCAGATGTTAATGCTATGCTGCCTGCTGGAGCTAAATCTGAACTTGTAAATGATGGTATAATAACTACCTTAGATGCAGTTGGGAATGCACCTGTAAGTGTAGCTAAATAAGTACCTGTTGCACTTCTTGTCCAAACTAATGTACCACCTAAAGTATTATTAAGTACAGTTGCAGCTGGAGCAGCAGTACCTGTTTGAGTAACAGTAGCTACATATTCTTTATAAGTACCTACAACAGTTTGAAGTGCAGCAATATCAGTTCTTTGAGAAGAAGTAAATTGAAAAATCATTTTCTTAATCTCGTTATACAAATTTTTTGGTAACATAATTTTGTTGATTAAAAGTTACAAAATAAAAAAGGAGAGAGATTTTTTCTCTCTCCTTACAATAATAAATTATTGATTATCCTAAACCATCTTCAGTTACATCATTAATGTTAGTAGTGTATAACAATGTAGAACAATCACACTGAGCAAGGTCATCATCCAATGGATCAAAGAAACCAGTTACAAAAGCATCCAATATAGGAAGAATACCATTAAATACAAGGTTACTTGCAGTACATGGTACAGCAATAACAGTATTAAGTTGATTTTTATTATCTCCCCAACCTGCTATACTTTCATTAGAATAGGTTATATTAACTTGGTTGTAAATACCTGCATTAGTAGAGAACCTTTCAAAGTTACCTATTGCAGTACCTACCATTTCACCTACTCTGTAATCACCAGGCTTACCTTTGTATCCACCTGATTCATACTCCAACCATCCAATGTCCTTACCTTGACCTTCACCAAATGATGGTTCTTGAAACTCATCTGTAGTTGCTTCACAAGTAAGACCATCAATTAGAGATACTATAATTTTAAACTGCATCATTTTGTAATAACGCAATGGAATATTACAATAAAGATAAAGTTTAGATGCTACAGTTGTAAGACGTACACCTAAGCAATCACCTGGATTATCTATAATCCATTGAGCTACATTGGCAGCAGTTTCTACAACAGGAGAACCTGGAGTTGTAGTGTAGTCAAGATAATTAGCAAGAAGGATACCATCAGTATCAGCATTAACTGCATCTACCAACAATTGAGCAAGTTGATTACAATCTCCTGAAGGACAATCACAACCTGCACCACAACATCCTGTTCTTACAGCAAATGTTTTTGCAAACTGATTAAAGCCATAGTTCATATAAGCTTGAGTGTTACCTCTAAACTCTACTTTGAAAGCATAATCAGAGTCACACTTAACATCAGTGAAATCAGTAATGTCAACAATGTTAGGTCTTTCAGGACTATAACATCTTAAAGTGTAAGCAGTAACACCTCTTTTTTGGATGTGTGTACCTGCTGAAAATCTTACATCATCTGCTACACCATCACCATTAGTGTCTACAGCTATAGCAATAAAGATAGATCTTTCATTAACTACAGTAGCTGCACTAACAGATAAACCTGTGTCATAAGAAAATACTCCCATAGTACCTATACCAGCTGCAACAAGTTGTGTCAAAGTTTGACCTGCTGTTGTTACAGGAGCTACATCAGTTGGTGCTACAAGAACTTGAAATACATGATTATTTGCACTCATTTTTTATTGATTTTTAATTGTTCAAAAGATTTACTTTTGCTTGTTTGATTTGAAAATCAGGTATCTGCATTTGTCCTGTCATAATTAAAACAGCTATATCTACAATCTCTCTATGAGTCTGTTCAGGTAATTCACAATCCTGACTAAGTGTAAGCACTGTACCATCAGGTAAATTGTAAGTTCCCCCTACATAATCTTGAGCATTTTGAATATAGGCAGGTTTCCTAATGTAATTAAATTCACATATAGATTCAACAATAAAGGTTCCATCACTAAATATTCTAAGTCCATCTTCAAAAAATCTTACATTCACTTCTCTCCACTCAAATGAACTTGAATCAAAAGGAGATTCTTCATGCATGTCATCATGTTGTTTGATTAAGAGTCTTGCTCTTACACCATCACATTCTCCTTTACTAAGACATGCATAACCTGAAACATAAAATAAATAATTTTCAGGTAAATCACACTGATAAGAATTATCAGCAACATTATATATTACAGCAGGTAGAGGAGTAAGGTTGTTTATCACTAATGTTCTAATGTCATCAATACTCCTCTGATTCACTTCAAACCCAAATCCGTTTTTAGTGCGGGGTTCTGCAATTGTCTTAATAAAGATTTCCTGTGCTTCATTCAAAACCCAATCAATTTCAGGTACTTTTAAATTTCTGTACTGTTGGGAATCTACCTTATTAAGTTTGACTTTTAAATCATAATGCATTGCCCTGATATCCATACTGTTTATCTGTTAATTTAACTTCTCAAGAATTTTAGCTTTAATTTCCTGATTCTGAGGATTACTAAAGTACTCAACAACATCATCAATACTGTGTCCAAGAATATCTCCCATATAGAATATACCTGCTCCTTCTTTGGTAAGTACATTTTTATAAAGAGCTTCTACAACCATACCTTTAATGTAAAGATGATTTTTATCCATTTTACTAAACTTCAAGAAATCATTTAAATATTCTCCTTCAATGATTTCAGATATCTTAACATCTACAAATTCATTAGATTGCTTTCTTACTGAAATGTCTAAGATAATTTGTACAAGAGATACCTTTTGTTCTTTGGTAAGTTTATCAAAAACTTTATATGCTTCTTTCTTCTTATTCAATTTATGAGCTTCAATCTCAATGTGTTCTGATTCATCATACAAAATGTGAGTAGCTTGTGGCCATTCTCCATCTTGAAATTCTTTTTCAGAATTAGCTACAAATGGTGAAGCTTTGTAATTTTTTACTTTAATAAACTCTAATGGTTTTGTTATATCTAACACTAAAGTTCTATTAGGAAATCTTAGTTGTGCAGGTTTAGTTGCCCAAAATGGATGTGGTGAGTTAGGATTAAAAGTATCACTTAAATCTATACCCATCAATTTACCATACTTATCTGCTTCTTCTTCTGTAAGTCCTGTATCTAATTTACCTGTTTTAGAATTATACAGTACTTGTGAACTATGGTCTTGAGTAAATGCATCTTTGCCTTCTTTACCATGCCATTTTTTAGTTTCAATTGGTCTTAACTCTACAATATTCGGATTTCTCATACGTATTATTCTGTTTATTAAATATAAAAATAAAGGGGGAGGGATTAACTCCCCCTATTTATTCTAAGAACGTGAAAGTATTAATTCACCACAACGAGAAACATCTTCCATGTGGATACCACACTGATCTTTAACGTGCATTTCATAATAGTCACCTGAGTGAGAAGCAAGCTTGTTGTTTACAGGGCCATAAGGTGTAACCAAACCTGCTGTGTAAATCAATGACATACCACCTTTTTTCTTGATACGTTTTACATTAGATTCACCTTTCTCACCTGAGAAGTCAAGGAAAGTAAATCTCATTGATTCAGTAGGATAACCAGTAACAGGGTCAATTTCAAAGTTGATCTCTCTGTCATCATATAGTGGGTTGTGAACTAATTCAAGTTCAGCACCATTTGCCATACGATATTTGACATACTGATAACCTGCAACCAAACCATTTTCATGGTATTCAGAAGTACCTTTTTGGATAAACAACTGATCAACAACTTGGATGAAACCTTTTTTCTCCATCCAATCCTGAATAGCACGATGGAAGATAATCATACCATATTCACCTGTAAATGCTTTGATTTTACGTTGTCCACCTGGCTTTACACGAGAGTAGAAAATGTCCATCAAATACTCTTCAATCAGAGTTGCAGTAAGGTGAGTATAACGATGTACGTGAGAGTCTTCAAGTTGTTCTTGAATACCAGGGCCTGAATAAATAGGTCTACCATTAGCACCAAGTACAGAATCTGTACTACGAGAATACCAATAACCTCTTTCAAGTTCCTTGTACCACTGCATCCAATATTCAACTTCAGCATACTTAATCCAAGTATCATGCATCTTACCCTGTGGATCAGGAACTTTAACTGCAAGTACTTGATTATGTGCATCACCTGTTACCTGATACTTTTTACGGAAACGTGAAAGTCTGTTTTTCAAAGTAATAGGAAGTGAGTACTGAGTAGAACCTGACTGTTCACCTGCTTCTTCATACTGAGAAAATAGCTTTGCCCATTGAGTACCCGGACTCAAGTAAGTAACAGGAAGAGAATCAGCAGGATTATCTGACATTAAACGTACTACATAAATCCAACCTTTACCATGTCTGTAAGGTTCTTCTTGAATACGAACCTGATACTTTTTATTAGTAGTACCTGGGTGAATAATATCACCTGGAACAAACCAGTTTTCATCAAGTTTAATTTTGAAGTTTTGTTTGAATCTACCTGGAGTAGTATTACTTGATGGTTCTACATTTTCAACAATAACCAATGGTCTTGTAGAACCTGTTCTCAAACCCCATTCCCATTCATTAGATGTAATCTCTTCTTCCTTTGCAGTAGAAGACAAAATGTAAGTCATAGGATTATCTGAGTAACGAGTAGCTGTAAACAACTTAGTCATTACTGATTCAAATACGTGTGGCTTTGCAATTAAAGCTGCACCCAAGTGATTGAGGTCAGTCATATTTGCATGCCAAGGCATTTGCTTTGTAATCAGCTTATTATTTAATTGTGCCATTTTTTAATAATTTGTTTTAAAATCTAAAAGTAATCTACCAAGCCTTTATTGTGAGAACCTTTTATGCCATAATTAGAAGACTTAGAACTGTTTAGTCTTTGTTTAGTTTCCTTTATTACTTCAGTTTTAGCTTTAGCCTTAATGTCTTTAACATCAAAATCTGAAGAAATAATTTTAGCTAACAAAATCATTTTTTCTTTGTCTTTGAAAACATTTTGCAAATCATTTTGAAACTGAGTAAGAAATTGATTGTTACCAACTTTGACTGCTGCTTTAGTCATATATGGATGTAAATCTTTCTTATCTTTTGGTGTAAGTGCCCAATCCTTAATTTCAGTATTGTTATCAATCACCTTTTTTAAATCTGTAATGAGTTGCTTTCTATTATCTTCTTGTTGTTTAGCTGCTACCTTTTGATTTGCTAACAACTTTTCTTTATACCTTTCTCCTTCTTGTTCAAGACTATCACTATACTTTTCAGCATACTTACTCATCTTACCTGTTTCTTCTAACCACTGAATTTTATCATCAACCTCATCTTCATCCATTTCTTCATAAGTACGATAATAGTACTCTAAAAACTTTTTCTGAGATTTTTCATTAGTAATATCAAGTTCAGGTACTTTAGAAGTTTCACTGTAAAACTTAAAAAACTCCTTAGTGTTACCACCTTCTTTTTTGAACTTTAAAAATGCTTTTGCATCTTCATCAAGTTCATCCATAAAAGCCTGAATAGTTTCATCTAATCTTGCTTCTATTTCTTCTTCTTGTAACTCTAAGAATTTTTCTTCATCAATGTCATCTTCAGTTTCTACACTAATAATTCCTTTTGATTTAAGAGTCTTATATAAATCTGCCCATTGTGAATCACCACTAAAAGCTGTCTTTACTTCTTCATCCTGTTCAAAGAAATTATCTTGTTCTGTTTCTTTTTCTTCTTTATCGTCTAAGTTTTCTACATCTTCATCAACTACTTCTTTTACCTTCTTTTCAGGCAAAACAGTTGGTTCAGATTTAACTTCAAAGAACTCTTCATTATTATCCCAATTAAAGTCTACTAATGATGTTCCTGTTTCTTTTACTTCATTAATCATAATAACACAAATTTAAGTTTGAAAATTAAATATTTTTCAGTTTGAATCTGAAACTTTTTCTGACTTGTTTAATTACCTTTTTTATTAATCTTCTTTTTCTCTAACTCTATTTTCTTAGCATCTGTTTCTTTTTGGTGTTCAAATTTCTTTTCATCAAGTGCTTGTTTTCTCATTTTAAGATCTGCATTAACACCTTCTCTTGCAACTTCTATTACATCTATCTCTCCATCATTGTCAGCATCTTTATCCATTGCAAAACCTAAAGACATAATAGTTTGTTTTTGAACCTCTCTATTTGTCTTCTCTTTTTCCTTCATCATTTCAGTTTCTCTATTGTATGCCATTACTTCTTTTTCATGTGCCAATGTCTGCTGTTGCATTTCCTGTTGTTTCTCTAACTGTTGCATTTGTGATTTTTCCATCTCTTCTCTTTTCTTAGCTTCAGAAGTTTCAAGCATTTCTTCAGCTTCTTGAACACCTTCAGCTCTAATAACTTTAACAACATCACTTAAGTCTATTTTCTGTGACTGCATAGCTGCATGAGCAAGTTGAGATACAAGTTCTTTTACTTCATGTGCTTTAGATGAGTTAGATATAAAAATACCATAACTTGAATTATCTAACAATTCTGCATCAATAGTAAGAAGTTGTCTTGAAAAATCATCTAAAATATAATACAACTTTTGATTTGGTTTTTCAGTATAGGCTACTTTAGCACATTCCACCAATCTTTGAAGTACATTTCTTTTAACAACATTGTGCAACTCAAATATAGGTTCTAAAATATGAGAACTCTGAACCATTGTTTGTTTAGTATTTGTTACAGCAGCATTAGGTCCAATTTGTCCTTCAGCTTCAGGGGGTAGACCAATAGACACCCCAGCCCTCCTTTCAATATATTCAGCTAAGTTAATATATTTTTGAATATCAGAAGCTAAAGACATATCTATTTCTTTAACAGCATTAGTTATACTTCCATCACCTTTATTACCTTCTTCATTAGGATTCATAAATCCTATCTTAGAAGATTCCATAAAGTATAACCACTTCTCAGTATCAATACCTGCACTTTCAGGAATCATACCAATATTCATTAGCATTATCTTACCTTTATCTGATGCCATTAACAGTTCTATCCTATACATAATAATATTATAATAGTACTGATATGCTTTAATCCTATCAATAACAGAAGTAGGTAATGAGTTAGTACAATCCATTACTCCACCAATATAAGGCAACTTACAATAGTAAAGATTAGATATATCTTTAAACTGACCTGGTACAGGTCTAAGAGAAACATAAATACTTTGACCAATTTTATATCCTTCATAAACTTCAGGAATCCATTCCCAAGTTACTGAAATATCTCCTTGAGTTTTATTAATAGTGTAACCTTCATCTACAATAGACTCTTGTATTTCACCATTCTCATCAGTATATACCAAAAACCCTATCTTTCTTAGAGCCTTCCAAGTAGCATGCACTACCCTTACTGTCCAACCATCATCTTCTTTATTAATGTTAAAAGAAAAGTTAGCATCAATAACATGATTAACATTCTGAGTATAGTAAGAGTAAATCTTATCTATATCATCTTCTGAAAGCTCATCACCAAAATAAGATATTACTTGTGATGGTGACATTCTATATACACATACTGCCCATTCACCATCTTCAATATATTCAATATCAGGTGATTTATCATAATCAAAATATAGTGGATTAACTACTGTCATTACAGGTTCATCATTCATTATACCTACCCAAAAAATTTCTTTAGCAGATATATTAAGATGCTTAAAACCTAAATTAAACTTAGTAGCTATATTTTCTTTTTGTACTAAATACTCAAGGAGTTGATGTGCAAGTGCTTCAGCAGGATCCTGATGTTCTCTTTGCATATACTTTCTAACTTCTTCAGGAGTTTTAGCTTCTAACTCCTGTTCTATTTGTTGTTGTATTTGCTGTTGTTGTTCAGGAGTAAGTTCTTTACCCTGAGCTTCTGCTTGTTTCTTCTGCTCTATCTCAGTTCTAATAGGTTTCATTATTTCTGAAATCACATAATCCCTAAGCATACCAAATTCAGTTTCCTCTCTTCTTGTAGTAGCTTCTTCATTAACTGCTAACACTTTCCAAGAAAAAGGTCTTTTCATTTCCATACCTAAAAGCACCTTTATCTTAGGTGATATAATATCCCTATTAACAAAGTTAGCAGGTAACTCACCTGCCTGTGCACCAAATGGTTTAATTACATATTCAAAATCCTTAATATTAATAATATTATTAAAGAGATCGTAATTAACTTTCATTCTTTTATAATCTGATACACTGTTAGCATCAAATGTATCAAATCCTGAACCATTAAATCCTATCTGTGCAAAAGATCTTTTATCTAAAAAATCTAAATTCTGTTTATACCATTGTTTGTCATCTTCATCTTTTTTTGCTCTTGTAAGTCTATGTTTTGGCATAGCTACATTATAATTGCCTGTATTACTCATGATTTTTTATACCAATTTTTAAATGAGTTTAGTAATGATGTTGCAGCTTTATTTTTACCTGTATCTTCATCCCACTTCTTTTCTCCTTCTTCTTCTAATTGAAACATGATCATCATAAATGCCATTACCCTATCAAAGTTTCCTTTCCTATTAAACAGTATTAATTCTTCCAAAAGTCCGGGATCTGAAATTGTGTCCAAATTTAATATTTTATTTCCAAATTCATCTACATCTCTCTCTCTTAATAACCATTGTTTTATATATTTTGCTCCTGCATCTTTTAATTGATCATTCATGTGAATGCCAAACACCCTTGCTACCTTAGAATTTCTAATATTTTTAGATATTACAGCATCAGGTTGTGCAGCTAATAAATGTAATTTTCTTTTCTTTTCAAAGTAAGATTTAACATCTCTTACCATATTCTCATGCATTATTTCTGCACTATAAAGTTCTGCTAACATCTCTACAACTCTATGTGTATCATCAGCAGTATTCATTCTTCCTACATAATTAGCCACTATCATATCTCTACTGTAAGAAAATGTAGAGTGACCTTTATAAACATATACAGCACCTAATGATGAACCACTACTTTGATCCTGTTGATAAGGGTCATATCCAATCTTATATAAACCTTTAGGTGCATTAGGTATAGGGTATTCAAATATTGTTGGTGCACCACTAAGATTAAGTGTTTTTGGTTTATAATGCCAAACAGGTTCTAACTCATTCTTTAAATCAGGTATAGCTCTTACCTTAGTATCTTCTCCTCTTATAAGACTTACTGCCTGTCCTTTCTTATCATGTAACTTTTCTCTTTCTACAATGTTTAATCTATTACGAAGTTCAGTAATAGGGAAGTCATTAGTTGATACTGTAAGAAAAGCTTCACTTGGTTTTAATGGATATTCCTGTACTCTCTTTTGAATAACACCAGTACCATTAGAAGAGTTCTTTAATATCTTTGCTCTTTCTACCAACTCATATTCAGTAGCTTCTTCTACCTGAGAATTACCTTGTTTATCATAAAAACCATCCATATTCCAAAATATAGGATGAAAGAATCCACACTTTGTATTCTCTGCATTGTCATCCCATA